TCTATAAAACGCAAAATCAACAGGAAATGAGGCATGTAAATCTGGTGGTTTAGGAGACGTGCTTCCAAACGTATCAGTTCCAAACACCTTAGTCGCATCAGTAGGCACTTTCATCGGGCCACGGCGAATGGCTATGTAGATGAATGTGTTGCTAGTAACGCCATTAACATAATTTAATCCAGTTGAATTTAAATATGCCTTTGCGCCCAAAGAAACTTCTGCATCAGATGCGTTTGCTTGCAGAATCGCCTCTGAACCACTAACAGGCCATCCACGCATAGAATCATAAATATTCCAAGCGTTAATAAAAGCATTTCCAGTATCTGCTACTGGTTTAATCATTACCCATTGAGGTTCATACCCAAGATTGACTGCAGCGTTACCAGAGCCATCAGTAGTAAAAGACCCACAGCTAATCACATTGTCTGTACCAGTTAAGCCAAAGCCTCCTGCGTTGTGGGCAAAAGCCTCTACAACGTATGTGCCATCAGCGATAACACCATTGACCAATGTAACCGTTGTTCCCGATACTGTGATTTGTCCAAGGGTGGCAGCAGAAGCGGTTGTGTCGCCTATCAAAAGTTGACCAGCGGAAAGGCTGCGATGCCAGAAATACCAAGAACCAATACCATCCGATCTCTTAACACGCACTGCGCCCAAAGTGCCCAGATTTGCAAAGTCAATTGTCGCGTTTGAGCCAGACGACTTTGTTACCGATACAACTTTGTGGAATTTATCGGCATTGGCAAATGTCCATGAGGCATAGTTATAGGGCGAACTGTTTACTCTAGCATTTGTGCCAACACTAAACCCATTTGTATTGAATGCTGTTAAGTCTTGAGAATTGCCTACTTCTGCATTGCTTGAGTTGCTTGATAAATATTTTGCCGGACCTATACTTGTGTTTGACAAAATATGATCGTATGCAGTGTCTCGGCATTTAATCCATGCCATGCCGCCTTTGGTAGCCAAATCAATGCCATTAACAATATTCTGTGAAGTAGTGGAACCGGGATAAATCCAAGTTGAGAACACATCCTCAATATAACTAGGATTAGCAGAAGATGGCTTCAATAACTTTTCAGCAAGCATGACAATCCTTATGCGTAGGAGCCAATGTAAGAACCATAAAGCGTTGTGCCAATCTTAAAAAAGACCAGCACACAACTTGCAGACAAAGTTGGGGCAGAGTTACCAGTTGCGCTAATCCAAGTCGTTGTAGGCCAGTTAATTGTGTTTGCAACGCCACCAGTTAGACGCAAGACAATGCTTTGACCAGCCGCTAAAGAATCTGTGAACGTCACAGTTCCAGACGCAGCACAAGTTTGAATTGTGCCGTTAGCAGGGTTTAAAGCAATGGAACCAGAAGTCCCAAGCGCATAAATGGTTTCTGTATAACCAGTAAACGTTGGGTTTGCTAAACCACCATTTGAATCGGTAACGTCTGCAAATTTAGATAGGTTGCGCGGGATACTCATGTTGTTACCTCAATCCAAGAAATTGTTGCTTCATCCCACCGATATTTTTTGTCATCAACAGGCATTGGTATTGGTGTTTCCCATACGCAAGTTTCTTCATTCAACACCCATGAATCAAATGTTTTTGGAGGAATAAAGGCATCGCGTTGGCTATCGTATGTAAAGCCTATGCCAGCATAGTTTTTACGGATATTGCCGTTGTAACTGGTTTGCAACCATGTGCCACCAAAAAGATTGCGGCAAAACTCAGCGCCTTTGGCTTCGCTTTCTTGACCATTTTCATCAAGGCATTCGTTGTTATGCACAACGATTACACGCAAAACTGTATTGTTTAATCCGATTTCAGCAAAGTGAGCCATGTTTTTTCCTTAGAAAGTAATTGTTCCAGAGGCTGTAAATGTGTAATACCTATATCCATTAGATACAGTTACTGTTGGGCTTCCAGTTGTTGCCAAAGCAGAAGAAGTATCAGCGCAACGAATAACCACTACGCCAGAGCCGCCATTTTGTCCTATGTTTGAATGACCGCCGCCGCCGCCGCCGCCAGTGTTTGTTGTTCCATCCGAATATGAACCAACAACACCAGAACCACCACCACCATTGCCGCCAACACTACCGCCTGTGCCTTCTGAACTGCCGCCGCCACCGCCAGCCAAATAATAAGTGCCACTTACGTTTTGACCAACTGTTGAACCAGTAAACGGATTAACAACACCTACGCCACCAATACCAGCACTGCCGGGGTTGCCGCCCAATGCTCCATTAGCACCAGCACCGCCAGCACCGCCGCCGCCACCACCACCTTGATTACTACCGCCGCCAGAGCCAGTGCCGCCATCATATCCTTGGCGTGGCGCACTTATATATGAAGAGCCGGGGTAAACACCTTTACCACCAGGTTGCGCGCCACCAGATGCCCCACCACCTCCAGAGCCTCCATTGTCGCCGGGGTAATATGAACTCGTATAAATTCTGCCTTGACCGCCGCCATACGCAGTAATTGTTGATGTTGAACTTCCTTGAATAACTGAATTACTACCGGGCGGCGCAAGTGAAGTTGCAGCACCACCAGCCCCAACGGTTATAGTTAAAACGCCAGACGCAGAAATTGACGTTGCTGTTAAATATCCACCAGCACCGCCACCGCCACCGCCATAAAGTCCAGCCATACCACCGCCACCACCAGCAACAATAAAATAATCAATATTAGTTGGCGGCAATGGTGGAACAGGCCAATTACTAGAAAATTGCGCTTGGCCTTGTTGTGTAAGTGACCATAATCCAACCGCAGCAGATGAGGTTGGAGATGGAACAGATGAAGATAACTTAGCCCCAATATATCTGTTAGACATAACGGTTCCTTACGATGTAATTGCTTCGTATGATGCAGTCAATTCAATTGCGTTTGATGTTCCAGAAGTAGCAACAATTGATTGGCCTTCACCAACATAAATTGAAGTGCTTTTATCAAGAATAATCAATGAAGCATTTGCAGGAACGCTAATTTGGTAAGCAATGCGATAAGCAGTACCACCGCCACCTGTTGCGCTGTTAATTGAAACAGTAATTGCAGCAGCAGAACCTGTTACGTTAGAAGCAACAATGCTTTCCACTTTGTTAACAGTACCAGTGGCAGGAGTTAAGGCAGTCCATGTGGTTGCACTTGTTCCCGTAGGAACTAAATACGTTGTGTTTCCATAAATGGATGTTACGTTAACGATGTTTGGATTAGCCATTTTTTAACCTCCGAATACGATTGAAATTGCAATCGCTTTACCTGTTGAAATTCCACCGGAACCTGCTGGACCTGTTGGACCTGTTGGACCAGCAACTGTTGAATTAGCGCCTGTTGGACCAGTGGGACCTGTAACAGAAGTTCCTGCCGAACCTGTTGGACCTGTGGGGCCATTAGCACCCGATGCGCCTGTTGGCCCTGTTGGAGCAACGTTTACTGTGTAGTAAGCGATAGTCTCAACAATATCATTAGCCGCAGCAGCAGAAGCAAGAACAACAGAAGTGCCGTTTGTTGCTGTGTAATCTACGCCATTCAACAATACGCCGTTAAGGTAAACCTCAACAAATCCTACTGTGTAAGTTGCAGAGAATGTTGTTTGACCAGCAGTCGCAGTAAAACTTGTGCGTGTGTAGGTTGCGTTTAGGGCTGCACCAGTTGGACCTGTGGGGCCAGCAACAGTCGATGCCGCACCTGTGGGTCCAGTTGGGCCAACATCGCCTTGGATGCCTTGAATACCTTGCACGCCTTGAGCGCCAGTAGGACCAGCAACGCCTTGCGAACCTGTTGGACCAGTAGGACCAGCAATACCTTGAACGCCTTGTGTTCCGGTTGGACCTGTTGGACCAACATCGCCTTGGATGCCTTGAGGACCGGTTGGACCAGCTGCGCCTGTGCTGCCCGTTGGACCAGAAACGCCTTGGATACCTTGGATACCTTGAATGCCCTGTGGACCAGTAGGACCAACATCGCCCGTAGGACCAACGTTGCCTTGTGGACCTGTAGGTCCAACATTACCTTGTGGGCCTTGCGAACCAGTTGGGCCTTGAATGCCTTGTGGACCTGTTGGGCCTTGAGTTCCGGTTGGACCTGTTGGGCCAGAAACAGTTGAATCTGCGCCCGTAGGACCAGTAACACCTTGAATACCTTGAGGGCCAGTAGGTCCGGTATTACCTTGAACGCCTTGGATGCCTTGGATACCCTGTGGGCCTTGGTCACCAGTTGGCCCTTGTGAACCCACGGAACCTGTTGGACCAGTAGGACCTTGCACACCTTGAATACCTTGAGGGCCAGTAGGACCAGCAGAACCTGTAGGACCAACAGAACCTTGTGGACCAGTTGGGCCAAGTTGGGTATATGTTACTTGTTGAGTTGTAACAATAACCGCTGGAGATATTGGTGTAGTGGGTGTTGTGCCACTTGCAATTGTTGAAAGAGATACGGATGTTGATTCGGCTTGCCAATATAACTGGACATAATCGCCAGAAACAACTTGAAATGTGTAATTGCAAATAGCAATAAAGTTGCCATTAACACCGGCTTTTGCCGCGCTAACCGCAAATAGTGATGCTGAATCACTAACATCAATTCCATTCTTTTTAATCCATACTCGCGCATCTACTGTTTCATTTGCAGTGTTAACCATCTGCAATGAATAAGTGAAGTTATATACGCCATTGTGAGCGTATGTAATTCTATTCCCACTAACAATGCTTACACCATTGCTATCTGGGTCAGTAATTCCGATCGCTACTGGATATGCAGTTGTTGTACTAGCAATTGTTTGCTCAGTATCATCAATAAAGCCTCCCCAATATGCAACTGTGCCGCCAGTGCCAATTGGACCTTGTGCGCCAGTTGGACCTGTTGGACCAGTAATGCTATTACCTTGAACGCCAGTAGGACCCGTTGGGCCAGTAGGACCTTGATTACCAAGATTGCCTTGTGGACCAGTTGGGCCAATAAAACCTTGATCGCCCTGAATACCTTGCGGACCAGTAGGACCTGCATTACCTTGAATGCCTTGTGCGCCAGTAGGACCAATTGCACCTGTAGGGCCTGCAACAGTTGAATCTGCACCCGTAGGACCAGTAGGGCCTGCATTGCCTTGAATGCCTTGCGGACCAGTTGGACCTGTTGGCCCTTGCGAACCAGTAGGACCAGTATTGCCTTGTGGACCAGTTGGTCCAAAATTACCTTGCGAACCAGTAGGACCAGTATTGCCTTGGATGCCTTGTTCACCTTGAATGCCTTGAATGCCTTGCGGACCAGTTGGGCCAACGTTACCTGCTGAACCAGTTGGGCCAGTAGCGCCAGCAGAACCAGATGAACCCGTAGGACCAGCAGAACCTTGAATGCCTTGCGGACCAGTTGGACCAGTTCCACCTTGCGATCCTGTAGGACCAGCAGAACCTTGTGCTCCTGTTGGGCCTTGAATACCTTGTACGCCCTGAATACCCTGTACGCCTTGAGGACCTGTGGGGCCAGCGTTACCTTGCGAACCTTGCGATCCCGTGGGGCCAGTATTACCTTGAGCGCCAGTAGGACCCGTAGGGCCTGTTAAACCTGTTGGGCCTTGATCGCCCGTAGGACCTGTTGGTCCTGAAATTGGTCCAATATCAACCCATGGCATTATGTGTTACTCCAAATATAAACAGAGTTTGTTGATTGCACAAAATATTGGTCACCGGGCTGTCCAACAGAAGGCAAATTTTGAGGCGTAGCAACTGATCCAGTTAATTGCAAACCTTCACCTTGAGGCCCAGTAGGTCCAGCCGTACCAGTTGGACCAGTTGGCCCCACAAAAGGACCGTCATCAACCCATGTTGTGTTATTCCATGTGTATAAATGACCATTAGAAGTAACAATATAGGAATCACCATTCACGTTTCCTGTAGATGGCAAATCACCAACAGTTGCAACTGAGCCTTTAAGCGCAACACCTTGACCTTGAGGACCTGTAGGGCCAGTAGCGCCAGCAGGTCCAGTTGGACCAAACATTCCACGATTTACGTTTAATTCCACACGCGCTGCTGGCGTGACGTTGACTTTAATATCTGTCATACAACAATCACCCCATCAGAACGAACGATAAACAGCAAAAAGATTACTGAATCATCGGCAGGAGTTGAACCAGTAACAGGGAAACTTACCATCACGCGACCACTAAAACCAACAGGGTCAATCGCATTGATTTTTAATTCTGGGTCGCTGTTAATCAAGTCCCAAGCATCAGAATCAATTACCAAAGTGCAGACACCCGCAGTTGGATCAATGTTTGTGATTGTTAATGGAATTGCATCTGGAACTGGATCGTAGTTCTGAATATCAAACGTCAAGCCGTTGCGAGTATCTTGTACGTTTGACAATTGACGACGAACGATCTGTGCGTCAATAGTTGCGCCCGTCAAGTCCAATGGGACAGGGGTACAAGTTGTAGGGTCTGTTGTTGTAAAAATCAGATTCCAGTAAGTTTTCTGATTCCAAACAAGTTCGCCAGCAAGAATAGGATTATCGAATCCGCTGACTTGTGCAAGCGTATTCTTATTGAAGATTGCCATTGCAATTTCCCTGTGCTCAGTTGGAAACCGTGATTCTCACGGGCTAATGGTGTCTTGTCTTTTGTTTATTTTAACCACTTACATAAATGCAAGCAACCTGAATTACTTGATCTGGTGATGTAAATGTAACAGCCTCACGCGCCTTTGCAACAGTATAAGTGTGCAATACATCATCGGCTTGTTTCATGCCCTTGCCCGCCATGCTGCTGGTGCAAATAAAGTCGCCAATTGCAATGTTTCCACCTTCTCCGCAGACGTTAATTTGACCTTCGCCCACGGCGTTGATTGGCATGAAATCATACTCGTCGCAAGCCGTGTAATAACTTGGTTTCATGGTAACCACGGTTTTGCCATCAACTTCCTCAATGCTTTCAATAAAAGCCGATGGTCGCTGATCTGCCAAAGAACTTGGCAAAGCACAAACTACGCCAAGAGCGCCTTGTTGATTGGCTGACGCAGAACTTGCAACCAATGCAATAGTTGAAGAAACACCATTTTTGGCAATGATTTCTTGGTCAACAACAATATCGCCAACTTCAAAGGTTGAGCCAATAGGAACCAACGAATCGTGAGTACCCGTGAACGGACCGTAGTTAGTACCAGAACCGTCAGCATAGAAATCATAGCCATTAGCAGCGCCAACAAGTCCAGATGTTCCAGTACGATAATTTGCACCTCGTACGCCATGAGCATTACCACCACCTGAACCAATCGAACTAATACCGCCAATAAAACCTTCAATGTTTCCATAACTATATGAAACTAATGGGTTTGTGCTTGTGTAATAAGTGTTGGCAAAATAACCAACACCACCAATAATATTGTCTATCCAAACAGTTCCAGCACTATTTACTTCAAACGCATATCCGTTTGGTGTATGACCTGAACCTGTCCTTAGTTGATAGCCAACTAATAAACCAGCAATTAAACGATCAACGTTAATAGAACCAGTTGTAATATTGCCACCGTTGATAAACGTCACACCACTATTAGTAGTAACGTTTGTAAACGTCACCAACCCATCAAGGTTTTGCCAGTTGAATGGCGAACTCAAAGTGACCGTTTGTGTGCCGCCAAAAGTGGCCTCTGACACCGCATAACGAACAGCCCAAAACTTAGAACCCACTTGTGTGCTTGGGTTTGTTGATGGGGCTGGCGCTGTAAAGGTTGTTGACCAACCAGAAGTCAGCGTTGTAAAAGTACCTGTTGTAAAGTTAAAACCAGACGCTGTTGGAGAAGCAGGAGCAGAAGCAGATGCGGTATCGTAATAAATATAACCACTAGCAGAACGCGCACCTTGAGCGCCAGCGCCGCCAGTTGCCCCTGTTGGTCCTGTGGTTCCTGTTGGTCCTGTTGGTCCTGTAGGTGCAATAGGTGCCCATACAAACAATGAACTAGCGCCACTCAAAGATGATTGGCTAGTTTCATTTGCTACCGTGTAAGCAAACAAATAAGAATTTGCAGCAAGGACTTGGTTTGTAAATGTATAAGTACTGTTTGGTGTGTATGGTGTTGAATTTGAAACATACGCACTTGTTAACAACTTCCAATCAGATGGAGTTGGTACTGCCGCAGTTGTATAGTAAAGATTGATTGTGGTTACACGACCAGTAGCAGGAATACCAACAGCCACAGAAAAGTTTGGCACTGTTGCAGTTGGATAGCCTGTAACGCTTGGGAATGTTAACGACGAGAAATAACTTGGTGATGGCAAACTACCATTAGGCACTGGTGTAAATTGCGTAATGTCTTGGTTGTCGTACACCGCAGCGTTGTATTCCGACATATCCAATTTAGCGCCAAGTGTTCCATCAGGTAATGAAACCTCATTCACACGCATCACACGAAATAATTTATTGCTCCAACCATAAGCAGAGTTGGTCACAGATACAACATCACCAGCATCAACTTGAATGCCATAGTAAGTCGTGCTAAATGAAACAATCAAATCTTCACGCGCTTGTTCAAGAATCCTGTTTGCAAGGTAATGCGCTTGAACGCTGTTGTTAACCATGTCAAGGTTAATGCTTGCTTTATTTACAGGTTCGTTTGGATAAAGCAACCCAGATGGGGTTTCAATATTTACAAATGCTGGTTGATCTTTGTTTTGCGAATTGGGAAACTTTGCCTCAATCGCATTGACAGAACTTGTAATGTCCGTTGCACTTACGCGAACTTCACCAATGATGTTGTTGTCATCAAAAGAATATGCCGTTGATTCAGCCTTATTAATAATAATTGACCATTTGCCAGTTGGAGGACTGTAGGCCATCCAACTATCGCAAGCAGTCAAAATCGTATCAATGTTGCTTAGAACGCTTTGACCAGCATTCATAACGCCATTGATTACATAACGCCTTTGTGTTGCAGGATTGCCGTTGTAATCTGTAAACGTAATAAGTTCATCAGAATATGTATTGAGCGCATCACGGGTTGTTGTATCCACATAAGCAGAATCAATAGCGCCGCCATAGTAAGGATTGGTCATGTAGTCATACCAAACATCACCGGGTCGAGCGCGGTCCATGCCGGGTGAAGTCTGCCCAACATGGAACGTAATTGGTTGCATTGAAGTTGTGTTTGCTTCACGGCTATAAATTAACTTCACAATTGCAAATGCTGTGCCGTTCATTTGACGACCAGTTGAAGGCCATTGCTGTGCTGATGGCAGGTCGTAGCCGCCGGGTGGCGTTGGACCCATTTCAACACTTGGCGCACCCCAATTCAAAGGTGTGATTACACCCGTGGCAGAACTGGTATATAGGCCAACCCACAAATAGCCATTAATTGTTGTGTCTACGTTTCCAGCCGAATCAGTAAGACTAACAACCTTTGCAGGATCAGAAACATCAAAGGTAATCTTGCGATCACCAAAATACATATCCGTTACGTTGAACGAAAAATCCATGTTGGGGCTAATGCTGCTAATGCCCAAAACGTAGTACATACATTTTTGGTCAGTAGAAAGCACCGCATCAATAAACGTGCCGCCCAAATAAGCATTGCCATACACCATAGGCAAAGCATTAGAAGTATTTGGTGGAATCTGCTGGCGTGTTCCTTGTTCTGTTTGTGCTGGTGGCTTTTCACCAAAAGCGCGGTTTACTTGAACAGAAATAGCATAGTTCACGGCAAACGCTGCCGCATAAGACGCAAATCCAGTTACTCCAAGAGCCTCGCCTACAACTGCTGCTTCAACCATTATTTACCCCTAAAGAACTTGGCCTCAATCGCTGAGTATCCACGTTTTGTGAAATCTGTAAAAGTGCTTTTAGCGGTCACAGATGTAAACACCAATTGCACCTTATTTTCCTCAAGCAATTGTGTTGCCTTTTCATCAAAGGCTTTCCACAACCGCCCACTTAAAACGCCCCTAAATTCTGGTTCCACCCACCACATTAGTTGATGCAACTCAGTAACCTTGGGACACCAAATATTTTGTGTGCGTAACGCAATGAAGCAACCACGCATATTCTTGTCAATCAATATGAACCCACGGCCCATGATGATGCTAAACAACAATTCCTCAATGTGCTTTGCGTCATGTAATTCTGTATTTCCAAAGAGTTGAATGTTTGGGTTTTCTAGAGCGTATTGCTCAACCATTTCTATCAATCTTGGAATGTTGTATCTTGTTGCAAGGTGAATCATTTATTAAGCACCACTGGTTCCTGTTTCCATTCCTGCGGTTGAATCTACAGATGATTGTGTTTGTGTCATTGGCGGCTTACCAAAATCAAAATAGGTTGCTGTAATTTCAGCCACACGATTCATTGATGTGTCATTTGGATAGAACTCTTGCCAACTCTTTTGATTTGTCTTGATGCCTGAAATTCTGTTTTCAAGGATTCGGCGCATACTTGAACAAGATATAGAACAAGTTGCAATCCGTGTACGCGCTTGCGTGTTGTAACTTTCCGTAATACTTACGTTATTAACAATACCTTGATAACGCTTAAAGAATTGTGTTGTTGGAGTTGTAATGATTTGATTGTTTGAATCCAAAAAGCCACGCCAGATTTCAACAATAGAGCCTTTGATTGTTGACGACAAAATGATTGAAATGTTTGACGGATTTAAACCTGTCAAAGAGATTGTCATGTCATCACTGGTTGCTTTAATGTCACGCTGAACATCGCCAACAGTTAGCAATGAACCAAGATTGTTAAACGTAGTGCCGCCAACAGTTACAGGGCCACCAGCGTTGCAATAAGAATAAACAGCAGTTGGAGAACCAAGCGGACCAATTGACAACTTTACAAATTCAGAATGTCGAATTGATGGACTGTTAACAGCGTTCATTGTTGTCATACGATGTATTCCCTAAAAACGAATGGACCATCCCATTGAACATAAGCGCCATCAGCCATTGGATTTAATGTGTATGTTGGGCACGATTCAGCCACGACATAAAAACTTACGTTCTTTCCAAGAGTAACTGTTGCGCCTGATGATGGAGTACCAATCAAAGGTCTGTTAATGCTAATAGATGAGCCAGCAGAATCAGCCGTTACTTTGTAGACATAACCACCAACTTCAATAAAGTCACCAGCCTTAAACGTACCATTTGAAGTTACTGCAAGCGTTTGCGTGTTAGGCGTAGGTGTGCCATTCAAAACACAAGTGGTTGCAGTTCCTTGCATCTTGGTAAACCAATCAAGGTTAGAAGATGAAAACGTAATGTATTCAGGATTCTGACGGTCAGCATTGTCAATTGATTGAACAATATCACGCACTTGTGGGTAGTACAAAAAGTTATGCGGAACGATGGTAAACACCCACGGTACTGCCGTTAGGTATTGCGCCACAGTCATATAACCAGATCGCGTGACTTGTTGACCAACCATCCTGCGGTTGTTAACAGTCATTGACTGTTGAATGTCAACGATAGATTGAAAAGACATTTTTAAGACCTCCCGCCAACAGCGGCTAATGATTTATTGGCGTATTGATTAGCAGCCCAAACAGCGGTTGAACTGCTATACAAACGATCTTCAAAACTCTTTGTGTCAATTGCATTGATCGTAAAGTTGTTGATTGTTTGTCTTCCACCGCCACCAGATTGCATTCTGTTGTTTGGAATGATTGTTCCAGAACCTTGCGGAATAAACAATTCAGGACCACGTTCGCCAACCATGTATGGGGTATTTGAATTTACATAACCACCATCGGCTTTTGGTGGCATTGGACCCATAAATGAATCCGAACCGGGCGTGTACTTTCCACCAAACAAACTTGGCAACATTGACGAAAAAAGTGATGATGCCTGAGCCTTGAGTTGAATTGCAATCAAATCACGGATGATGCTACTTGCTAAATCACTAAATGATAATTTGCCATTTTTAACAAAGTTATCAATTGCTGAATTCATGTTGCTAGTCAAAGATTCAAAAATAGTTTGAGCGCGTTTGGCTGAGTTTTCAGAATCTTCAACATATTGATTAAATGCTTTGCTCCATCCAAATTCAAAACTGCTTTGTGCTGCAATTTGCGATTCGATTTCAGTTTTGCTTAGTTCTTTGTATGTTTCACCAAGTTCAATAATTTTTTGTTTTTGTTTATCAAGTTCATCAAGCACCGCTTTATTTGCACCATGTGCTGCTGCTTCTTCGCGCTTCTTTTGAATCTCAATAAGTTTTTGCTCTACATCATCAGCAACTTTATTAATAGCCTCTTGAATCTTCTTTTGATTTTCGCTCATGTAAGCCATATCACCTTGCGTTTTTAAATTGGCAAAATTAAATTCAAGATGGCGTTCATATTCGATTGAGATAAGTTTTGCCATTTCTAGCATCAACCTCATCTTTTCCGCTTCTGGGTCTTTGTATGGAGTTACTTTTCTTTTTGGACCAGTTGTAGCAGTTAACTTTTTTTCCTCTGCTTTGGCTGCTGGCTTTTCCATTTCCAAATGAAATGCTTTTGCATTAGCCCATAATTCTTTGATTCGATCATTTAAAACATCAAAGTTTTTTGCAACCGCATCAAGTCCTTGGCCTGTAAAAAGGTCTTTAATAGAAGATGCAACAAAAGTAATAGCCGCGCCCATCATCATCACAACTGTGTATGCGTTGTAAAAGATTTCAGCAACAAATTTTCCTGCGGCTGCGGCTGATTCCAATAGCGCATCCATTCCTTTTGAATCTTTTTGCAACGCATCATAAAGAGCATTTAATGTTGGCAAAAAAGCATTAGTAAACAAAACAATCGTTTTGGTTGCTTTAGCATCAAGTTTGTCATGCAAATCACCAGCCATTTCAACAGCGGCGGCATATTCTTCAAAACCTTTACGCGCTTCCGCTGTTCCTTCTGCCAAACCAACAAAGTCAACCCCTTTGGCTGCTTTGCCAAACATGGTCATTGCCAATGCGTTGCGCGATATGGTGTCATCCATATTGGCAAGGGAATTGATTACTTGGTCAAAAAGTTGAGTAACATCTTTATTTGCAAGATCGTTTAAGGTAACACCAAGGCGACCAAAAGAAACTTGAGCATCTTTTGAACCTTGTGCTGCTTCATCAATCTTTGATGTAAATGAGGCAACCAATTTTCCAGCGTTTTCAGCCTCACCACCGTTTTGCGCCAAACCTTCACTAAGCGCCATGATTGATGAGATAGCCATGTCATTGGCTTTTGCAACATCAGAAATTGCATCTGAATATGCTAATGCTTTGTAAGTCATGGCAGCAAAAGCAGCCGCACCAAGTGTGCCAACGGTTGTTACTTTTGTGCTGAAATTGCCAAGTGCTTTATCAGCAGATTCCAAGCCTTGTTTGAATTCGCCAGAATCTAAACCAAGAACAACGCCTAATCGCGCCAGCATACCCATAGATTACTCCTCGAAAAGATTAACTGGCGCATCCGGAGCCATTTGCATAAATTGCATAAGGTTCTTGTTTACCTTTTCTGTTTTGTCTTTTTCAGACAATGGAGGGAAAAGATATTCATACGCCATTGGAATCATGTCTTGTAATGTATAGGCGCGTTGATTTTCTGGCCTCATGTAATTGTAAAGTGCGCCCTTCAAACCGCCAAGCGTTTCTATCAGCCCACGATTGCCAATCACCCCATCAGCATACATTATGCAAATGTCTGTGAACGTTTCCTCATCTACCGCATCAGGGTCAGTTCCGTGAGCAGTCAAATATGCTTTGACCTGTCTACGGACTGACCCGATTATTTTCCCTTTTGAGTCTCATAGTTTGGTGAAACAACTTTTCCAATCATTTCCACCACTTGCATCTGAATTGCAAAAGGGAATAATTCTTCAACCATTGCATAAGTGATTGTTTCCATATCGAAATCTTTTTCTTCTGGAACAAGCAACTTAAACATTTCAGTAATGCGGTTTTCAGCAATGATCTTATTTTTAGCCGCCTCACGCATTGAACGGCCATCAATAACAATGTCGTTTTCTAAAAATTCGCATTTCAAATCAGTATCAGGTTTTTCACGATACTTTTCCAAATCTTTTGTGATTTCTTTGTAATACTTTTCCACCTTTTCTTCATCCACAACTTTCATGCGTTCTTGCATGATTTCAAATTCGGATGTAAGTGGTACTTTGACTTTGAATGTATGACCACCAAGATCAAACGTGCGAATACGAACCTTGTCTTTGTTCTTCAAAAAGTCTTTGCCAAATGCTGATGCTAATTTGCTCATGTTTTATCCTTTATTGGCTTTACTAGCCTGTCTTGCTTTGTATTTGTCTATTGACGCTCTAATTTGACCAGATAGGTCATTTACGATCAAACTTGAATTGCTTTCCAAGGATGAACGCAAAAATGGTTGTGCTGCAACATTGGCTGTTCCAAATTCGGCTGCAATAGCCCTTGCATCACTTGGGATTCCTTTTTGTCGCTTGCCTGTTTTAACGTTTTTAAAACTTTTCTTGGCAAGTACCTTACCCGGTGCGGTTGTTACAGTAGCAATAACAACATCACCTTGATCAATGTATTTTGACGCTTTATCTCTACGGTTTGGCTTTCTAGCCTCAATACGCAATGATGCTCTTAATGCGCCAGTGTCAACTGGTGCGTTTAACTTTGCACTTTCTAGTGCTGGCCTCATTGATTGACGAACAGCACTAACAAGGATATTTTTAGAATCCTTTGGGCCAAAGTCATTAATCAATTCTGCAAGTACGTCTTGCAACTCTTTAGCGCCAACAATGCCAACACTAAATGTTGTAGCCATCATTCACCCTTTACGAGTTTCTGAAATACGGCATTATTAAGGCGAACAACAAAATCTGCAATTTCTTCTGGTGTCATCTTGTCAGCATGAGCCTTGGCAATCTCATAAGCAAGATGGATTCCAACAATACGTTGTTGTGGAAATCCAAACCAGTTTTTTTGACCACTATTAGACATAGCGACCACATACGATAAAAGATCGTGTGAATTCTGTATTTGTGTTGTCATATTAAGAAAAAGCCCCGAAGGGCTTTTATTAGGTGTTGTTAGACCAACCGTAGGAGTTGCCGCCAACGGGGTGTACTGTAAAGATCATCTTGCTTTCAGCAGATGGGGACAAGTCCCAGTGCAAACCACCAACGCGAGCGTTGAAAGCGTAAGCAACGGTGTTAGTACCATCATAAACAGCAACCACATAAGTGCGAATGATAGAACCGCTTGTGCCATCAGCGCGAATCAACAACAAGGCTGCATCGGCTGGATTCCAAGCAGCAGTGATTTGCATTGAAGTCACTTGGTTTTGTGTAGTGATTTTAGCGCCAGTACGAGCGCCAGCAATAGAATAAGTTGCCGATGCGTCATCAGAACCAAAAGCAGGGATTGCTTCCACGGGTACGAGTTCGCCATCAGTACCAGTACCGCCAGCGGCAGTGCCAATAATGTCAGCAACTTGGCCTGTCCAAGTACCCAATTGCGCGTCAGTCAATGGAGTGGGGTTTGAGCCTGTTTGCATCCAAAGGGTTGCTACATAACCGGGTAAGACTTTATTAATGAGTGCCATTTTTTAGATTCCTTAAAAAGAGATTGAGAATTCTTGTCTTATGTTGGAATGTCCATTGTGCAATCCAGAATAATTTGATTCATACCCAGAGTGTCATCATAGGTGTTGTAGAGCCAAACCACTTCTACCTTGGCAACCCAAAAACCATTAGTTGCTGGATTCCCAAAAGTACCTGAATAACCGTTTAGAGATTGTATGACTTGATTAGCCAAATTGAAAGCGTCATCCATATCCTTTGCAAATACGGACACTTGGAATATTGGCCTATCAATACCTTTGTTGCTTTGCGTTTGACCTGTATAAACGGGCTGATGTACGTTACGCAAATTCCATGTCAAAAAGCCATTTGGCTGCGTAGCCCAATTCCTATTGAAGTTGGCATACACAGGTTTGGGCGCGACAATGTTTGCCAGTTGATACTGGATGCACTGTGCGTAGACTGATGGATTTTGTTGTGTACTCATACTGGTGTCGCAGGGTCATTGCGATAGCAAAGCAAGGTTACTTTCATTCGGTCATTTGATTCACGAACATCTGTAATGCGCCAATCGTAACCGCGCCAGTTAATAGCGTACAGGTTTTGATTGTCAACAATATGCCGAATGTTAGGCGTGTAATTGACCGTAATATTTACCAAGTCTTGATACACGCGATAACGCTCAGAGATACGCAAACTATTAGCAACATCAGCCACGCGCCCACGGGTTTCAAACCAAGGCGTTAATGTGGTTGTATATTGACCATAAGCATCAATGGCATTAACCACGTTGTTGATGGTCAAGTTTTCGTAACGTGCGATTGACATTACATCACCAATGGTTTGTATGGTCGCAACAAAGCCTCAACCCCAAACGGGATTTGCTTCAACTGAACTTCCGTTGTATTAGAACGGTTGTTGTATAAATGCGTCAACAACAGCAAACCAGCCTGTTTAATAACAGGATAGGATGCCAAAGGACTTGCGTTCTGTGTATAGATCACAGAAATTGGATTGGCAACCGTTTGGTTTAGCGTGTTTGGAATCGTGTTCAAAATAACGCGATTGCCAGTTGGGTCATACGAATAACCAGTGCAAGGAATTACATTAGGAACCGTATTTGAATTCCCGTAATACAACACAGAATTAATCGTTACACCTGTACGGCCTTGGTTTGGCCCTGATACTTCTGGCAGGTCTAAAAAAACCGCTGTGTTGTATAGGCCAAAATTTGGATAGTAAACCACCCACTGCGTTGCAAAGATTGCCAAGCCCAAAAAGTCCTCAATTGCCATGCGCGTGGCAAGTTCAAGTGAGGAAAGGTAAGCGTCTTGGCTTTCATCTTCAAACAGGTTTAACTGCTGTGTGATCTCGCCCAATGTCAGCCATTGGGTAGATACATCACGGTTAATCTGTTCAAACTTGGCGTAGTTGTACGGATTCCGTTGATCGGAATAAAACGGCGCGAGTGTTTGGTTCTCAACAGCCATGATTTACCTTTTAGGCTGCGCTTGCACGAACACCAGCGAACGGGTCGCGTACAGTGCTAACAACACGGCGCTCTGCGTACAGGGTCACAAAGCCGGGGGCGGTTTGTTCGTACACCTGAATGTCCATTTCCTCAATGTCAGCAACAGTAAGGAAACGGTCCCAGTTTGCCAAATAGATTGGGAAATCAGTAGACAGGTAAGAATTAGGGATAACAGGCCAACCAAAGATTGAACCAACTGCACCACCTTCGCCGGGTTCGCCCAATTCCAAGAACAATGGCAAGCCTTGGCTGTCTTTCAACTGACGCAAGGTTTGAATCATTGTTGGGGTCATGTGCCAAGCGGTTGTTGGCAATGCCCAATATTGGGCTGGCAATGCGTTAGCAATGTTTGTGATCTTGTTATAGGTTGGAGTTGTACCACCCAAAGATACTGTGGCAATCGTGTGGATACCGTTTGTGATTGCTGTGCCGCTTGAGCCATAAGCAGAAGTAGCGCCAGTAACGTAAGAATCCAAACCGCGCAAGCCGTATGTGCCACCAGTTGTTGTGGTGCTAGAACCTGCTTGATCGTTGTTAATTGCCATTGATGCGCCTTCTTGTTGGCTGAATTCCAGCGCCAAGTCAGTCATCAATGTTTCTTGCAAACCATTAATATCATCCAATGCAGCAATACGAACTGGCAATTGCGCGTTAATGATGCGTGTAGGCATCACCCAGAATGATGTGGCTACATCTGGTGAACCAGTGTTAGGCGTAGCGTTAGGGTTCCAAGGGTTTGCGCCTGTTGCGTTACCTGTTTTGGCAACGAACTGAACCGCAGAACTGTTTGGGGATTTGATGTTGCGTGAACCCATGCGGAAAGGGTTGGCATAACGCAATGCAGCAAAAGCATCATCAAAATAAGTGCGACCACCAATACCAAGACCAGAGCCAGTGATTGCAGAGGCTTCGCGCAGGTCGATTGTTACTTTGCCGCCTTCGTTGATGGCTTTCTTAATGCCGTCTAGGATTTTTTGGTTTGCACTCATTTAAATAATTCCTTTGAAAAACAAAAAGAGGGGGGAAATTAATCCCCCCATCTTTATTAAGCGCCAGTGGCTGTTGAGCGATAGCGGATGATCGAGAAAGGATCAACCACAGACGTTGCCAGACGTTTTTCACCGTAGAAAGTGATAAAGCCGGGGGCTGTCTGTTCGTAGCGGCGCAACACCATGCTCAAACGGTCAACGATGGTGTGACCGCGTGAGAAGTCACCAAAGTACATTGGGTATTGGCTGTTAGTACCTGCTTGGCTACCAGCAGCAGTTGGAGCCTCCAAGTAGGAGTTAACAACAACGTCATAGCCCAACAACTTACCAACGATACCTTCGTACACCAATGGAGACATACGTTCAAAGATTGGAGTGCCGTTGTTATCCACCAAGCCACGGATACCAGCCAACATTGTTGGATTGATAATGAACTTGCTGTTAGCAGACCAGTATTGTTGTGGCAAAGCGTGAATGAAGTTGATGATGTCGTCAAACTTCACGTTGTTTGCTGTACCAAAACCGTTGGTTGTGATCTGGTCATAAGTAGCGATGCTATGCAGACCGTCAGTAGAAGCAGTACCGCTTGAACCGAAAGCAGCAGTAGAAATCGTACCGCCAGTGTAAGTGCCGTTAGCGCCGGGGTATTGATTCAAACCACGCAAACCGTTCGTAGCACCGTAAGCGGTGGTTGTAGAACCAGATTGGTCGTTGTTCAAGATCATGCTCAAGCCTTCTTGTTGGCTGAATTCTTGGAGCATATCGTCAACAACGTTGGCTTCCAAACCGTCAATGTCGTCAAGCGCGGCAGTACGGATAGGGAATTGCACGTTAATGTCTTGCATATTCAATTGCCAAATGCTCGTTGCTTCAGTAGTAGCAGAGCCGTTGTTTTGAATTGCATAGCCCCATTGAGCGCCAGCATCACCTGTCTTAGCGCGGAACTGATAGGTAGAACCATCAGTAGCCACGTTGCGTGACACACCGCGCATTGGGTTCATCAAACGCAGTTTGTGGAACACAGGGTCATAAGCGGTGCGGCCACCGATGCCAGCGCCTGAACCTGTCAAAGTCGATGCTTCGGTCAGGTATGCAGCGTGTTGGTCTTCAGATTCCCACAACTTCAACTCAGTGTGCAACTTGTTGCCACCTTGTTTTGCGAACTGAGCCAATTGCTCTTTCACACGGCGGTTCACATCACCGCGAACGGTTTTGTGGGGTGCGCGGATGAATTCAGGCACTTGGATAGCAGCAACTTTGGCTTCCAGAGCAGCAAACTTTTCGTTGATTTCGCTTTTAGCGGCTTCAACAGTAGTTGCAACTTCGGTCTTTACTTCGTCGATTTTCGACAGGTTGGCGGCTTCAATAGCGTCAACTTTTTCGAGGATTTTTTCAACTGACATTTTGATTTCCTTATTTAAGGCGTTTGGAGAGTGCCTTTTCCAAATCACGCATCTCAAGGGCCTTGAGTAGTGCTTCGGTTTCGGCTTCATTTACCACCGCATCAGGTTCACCCTGAGTTGGGGTTACTTCAACTTTTACGGCTGCATCACGCTCTGCCATTACTCGTTTGAAGATACTAGATGCGGTGGTCGCATCCTTTTTGTTAAGGCCAGCCTCACGCAAAGCCCGTTCCAAAACTCGTGGATTCACATTGCCTTCTGCGTCAAACGCTTCAAGTTTTTGAATCTCTGCATTGGGGTTATTTGGATACATCACAACGGATACTTCGCGCAAACCACCTTTAGTGATTTGGAAATATGCTTCGTCGTCACCCATTGTGTCAGGGTCAAAATCATCGCCTTCTTGATTGACGAATTTCGCTTCTTCAGCGTAAGCGCCAACAGAAACGCCGCCAAACATATTGGGGGATTCTTTTAGAACTTGGTACAGGTCATTGCCGCCAACAGTGTTTAAATACAAACGGCCTTTTGCGGTCATGCCTGTATCGTCAAACTCAAAAGCGGTCCACTCACCCATAGGCATACCCATGTCGTTGTGGTTTAAAAACATTGGCAAAGGTTTGCCAGTTTCGGCAAATTCTGCTGCCCAATCTGCAAAGCCTTCGGGCTGATAGTTAAATTTGCGACCATCAGCGCCTTCACGCGCACCCCATGTAGTTACACGGGCTTCAAGTTGTCCGCTTGGTTGGGCGGCCTCGTTTGCGCTTTGCGACAGGCTCACTTGCGCTTCGCAGACTAGATTCAGTTGTTTCATTTATCACCCCATTGTGAATTGATTGATTGTCGTCTTGTATCTTGTGGGGTTTCGTAATTGTAGGTAGTGTAACACTAGCCGTTTTAATTTGTGAAGCAACAAATGCAAGCACTTTATTAATTGCACTCATTAAGTGGTCCCATGTTATGTCTTGCATAAACCCCATGATACTTGTTTCGCACCTCTATTGAAACAAGTTCTGCAAACTCAAGATCATCAAATAAATGATGATAAATACGTTTTTTATTGACTTTAACCTGTACAGCCCATTTGCACAATCGTTTGTCCCATGAAACGCCTTTAACACCAGATTTTGAAAATCCGACAGAGTTCATTCTGTTTTGTGATTGTGTTGATGATCGTAAATTTTCAATTTTGTTGTTTGTTTTATCACCGTCAATATGGTCAATTTGTTCTGGAATTTGACCATTAATTAACAAATAAATCAAACGATGAGCCAAATAAAATTTCCCCATCAATCTGATTTGCACATATCCATGACTTCCTAAAGTTCCCGCTTTAGAGAACTTAGAAATTGAGCCTCTTGAAACTTTCCAAAACAAATTTCCGTCTTTGTAATCAAAAAATTCGGAAATCTTAGATTGTGTCAATGTCATTTAGAGCCTATGTTCATGCGTTTTTGTTGCCCACCGCCACCTCCACCAGTGTCCTGTGGACTTGTGCCAGAAATCGGTTTGTCGCTTCCACCCCCACTTTGCACTAATTCGTCTGCCCCGTCAATATCTGGAATGTTTAAATATTGACGCGCTTCATTTGGTGTCATGATGCCAGCCTTAACGCCAGCCGTGACAAAATTCATTTGGTCAAGCGGTGCGCCCTTCAAGAAATCCTTGGTGTCAAAACGCACCACCAAATTTGGGTATCCCTTGAGTAAATGCTGTTTTAACTTTTGCTCAATGTTAATAACCATTGGATACATGACGGTTTTATAGAACTCATCCAGCATCGTTTGGGTATTATTATATTTTTGGTCCGCAATACCAAGCATTGCTGGTGGCACACCAAACAAACCGCAAATGCGCTTCATGGTTTGAGTTTTTAAAGCAGCAGCGTCAGCATCTTGCAATGTCAACATTTGGATTGATTCGTATGTCATGCCTTGGTCTAGCAACATACCTTGACCAGCCTTGCTTGGGTCCGTTCCACGGCTTCCCGTCATTGCGTTCCAAGTTTCCTTAATACGCGCAGCAATTTCTTTGTACTTGGCATCTGGAATAACCTGTTCTGTGCGGAAAATGCCAGAAGGTTTTGCGCCATTTTGCATAACAAAGTTGGCATAAATATCAATGTCTTGGTCCAACGCGACCAATTCAGTTGCCAAAATACCTTTGTTAAAACCTGACGAACCTTGCCATGCGGCTTCTTTGCAGTGCATGACTTGATAATATTCAAGTGGCGTATCTTTGCTGAAACCGTAGGATGGCGAACTCAAAACATACAATGGATAACGGGTATCTGACAGTTTTACCGTGACCAAAGTTGCATCAAGGTTATACATTTCGATAGGCGTAGACATTGAGTCTTTTTGCTTTTCGCGCCACCACAAAGTGAACGATTCGCCAGCCAAATCTTGCCACATACACCATTGATACCAAAACTCGTATGCGCTTTGGAAATTATTGGGGTTTTGCAACAGGCTCAATACTTGCTTTGCTTTTGCCTTGTCGCGTGGACCAACGCTTTCATCTCTAATTGCATCCACATAAGTGCCATCTTCGGCCTTGGACATAATGGAAATACCGCATTGCGCCAATGCTCTAGCCTTTACGCCAACGCAGCCCATAACGGTGGAATTGCGTGTAAGGCCAGAAATATCGACAACACGACCAGCGGTAGTGGTGCTTGACGTTGTTACATACAGTAATTGCTGTGCTGGTTGGCTTTTTTGATCGCCAATAACAATTTGGTTACCTAGTTGTAACTGTCCCAGAACTACGTTTGATTCGTTCTGTACGCCTTTTTTACCGCTGAAAAAGTCACGAATTCCCATGATTCACCCCCATTTTTTAGCGATATTACACTAAAACGAACGGAATCCAAAACTATTTGAAACGAATGGATTGTCCAAAGAGCAGTGGGCCGCAATAATCATAGCAATAATACCGTCAACTTTTGCTGCTTTATCGGCTTCGTTTTTGCGAACTTTGATGTTTCCATTCACATCGGTATAGCATTCACAGTTGCCTAGTTGCCAACCAACAAACGGATTGCCATCGTGCTTGATTTGTTTATTCAAGATCAACTTTTCGACGTATTTGCTTGGGTTATTCAATACTGCCATGCCCTGCCCTACCTTTTTAACTGGCAAACCGGCATCGTGTAGACGGGCCACCAAGGATGCAGCGTTGTAGGCATCGTAGCCCACCTCTTTAACGTGATATTTTTGGCATTGCTGGTTAATGATGTAGTCGCTAATCTCGCGGTCATCCATTACGTTGCCTTCGGTCAATTTAAGGATGCCGCTTGCAATAGCCACTTGGAAAATGTCCAAGTAATGTTTGGGAATAAATGACAGGCTGTCTTCTGGCAAAAAGAATTGCCATTCGGCCTCATAGTCCAATTCGCCATAACGCTTGAGCGTACACACGGCATTCAAGTCTCGCGTTGCTGCCAAGTCAAAACCAATAAACACGGCTTCTGGTTCTTCGGTGCGCGGCTGTGCAATACAAGCAGGGTCATCCCAATGCGCCCTGTCTAGCCATGCTGCGTTGGCAGAAACCCAAACATTAAGCGTTTTACACAGGAATTCATTAAGCGCTGCTGGTTTGTGTTTGGCTTCCTCTGCGCGTTGGGCAATAGCATCTTCAAAAACGCTGATTCCATGCATTGGGTTTGCTTTGGCCCACACACTAGGTTCACGCCAATCGTCGCCCAAATCAAGCCCGTACATAAGGCCAAACCAGCGTGGATTGTCCGTAGCCTCGCCATGCAACATTGATTCGTACATCGACAAATCTTCGTAGAACTTGGTGTCTTTAGTAAAAGATGCCGTGGTAATGTAGAACCTTAAAGGATTCTTACGCGCAACCATACCTGAATGCAAAACCTCAATTGCATTACGCTCCACAATTTGCGCTGCTTCGTCAATGATTACGCAGGATGGGTTTTTGCCGTCACCCGTCTTTTTAGTGTCGCGGCTCAAAGCCTTAAACATACTTTGGCTGTCGCCACGTTTGCCAATGGTGTATTTGCTTGGATTAAATAGGTTTGCCAATTCTGCTGGCATACTTTCCACAAAGCCTTTGGCAGAATCAAAAACAATGGTTGCCTGTTCTCGGTTGGTCGCCAGCGTAAATACTTCCGGGCCAGATTCGCCAAATAATAATTCATACAACGCAACTACAGATGTAAGCGTTGACTTACCAGCCTTGCGCGGAATAAACAAGATCACATCCGTGACCATGCGTTTTTCTAAATCCTTTTTGCTGCGGAATCCGTAAACGGCGCAAATCAAAAGAATTTGGAATGGCTCCAATACAACGGGTTCACCTGCTTGTGGACCTTTGGTATGTTTTAGAGTTGCAGCAAATTGCAAAACGTGGTCAGGGAATCGTTCGTCAAAAACGTATCCCCATTCCTTGTTTTCTAGTTGGTTAATAAAACGCTGACACGCCAATTTGACGTTGTTGCAAACATTAACTTCACCCTTTGCTACCGCATGGGCGTATGTGACACCATCTTGCCAATTCATTGTGCAGCCCACAAGAAAAGGAAATACCAAGAAATTTCTTCAAAAGTTTTTAATTCACCCTTAATTGGAGTGTGTATAAATTTTTTCATGTGCAATTCATGCGCTCTAACAGCAACTGTAAAACAGGCTTGTTTTGTCATATTTTTATCGTGCCAATGGGCCTTTAAGAAATTGGGCAACAGGCGAATCATCTTCTTTTTTACCAGCAGATAAACGGCTGCGTGGTGTCAAACCTAATTCATTCATCATTTGAATTATTAGTGTCATAGTTTTATTGCGGATTGTCAAAAACGGATTAGGGCCAGTTGTTTTTCCATCATTGAAATCTACAACCAAGCCTTCACGCGCAATACCTTCGGTACACAAGATATAGGTTTCGATGTGGTCAGCCAACATTGAAAGCGTGTGCTTGTCTTGGTCGTTGCCAATCCCATAGACCTCATACAAAAAGTCTGCGGTTTCCTCAATAAATTTTGCTTTGTCCCATGCGGCTGGATTGTTCATCCACTCGGCAGCAGGAATGCGCTTTTTAATTTTGTCAGGCAAGACCGCAGGCATTCCCTTGCGTGGGGTAGTGCCATCGACCAGATGCAATTCGGGGGCTTTTTTGTTGCTCATGGGCGCATTGTATGACAAACCCCCCAAAGTCCAAATTACTTTGTGGGAATTTGGGGGTCGGCGTTGCTCTTTATTTTGGACCAATTTTTTAAGTTTCAAAGCATAGGCCCCCACCCCCCTGCCAAGCCCTAGGATGGCCCTACAAGGCTCATGTAATCTAATTTGCATAGGTCGACCACTGGTGGGCCGTAGCGCCTGTATACGCCCTTCTGTTCTAGTTGCGTCTTCTCTGCGTGATGTGCGTAGCAGAGGGATTGAAACTTATTTATGAAGAAGGCTTCTTTGCCTATCTGTCGCCAAGGGAATATGTGGTCAACAACTGTGGCACTTGTCACAATATTATTTGCGTTGCATCCTGCACATAGTGGATGCTTGCTTAACTGTATCTGTCTTAATGCTAACCATTGCGCTGTCTTGTATAGCGCGTTGCTGTCTACTCTACTTCTATTATGCTTCTGATCGTATGTGTCCCTGCCACCATGCTCTAAGCAGTAGCCGTTGTACTTAGAGCGTTGGGCTTTACAACCTAACTCTTTACAGATGGTTGCGCTTGGGACTGATGGCACTTACTTGAGGAATCGCAACTTGTAGATCGTGCTGTCAATCAGTTGTGCAATTTCGTCTGTGATGTTCTGCAACTCTGTGTCTTGCGGCAGTTGTTCACGGGCAACACGAACGTATTGACTTAGGCCAATCAGGTATTCAAGGGCTGGTTCTGGTTCTGCATATTGGAGGCCATAACCTTCAATCAATCCGTATTTGCCTTGATACGCTTCAACGTAATCGTCAACCAGATCACCAATTTCTGTGTAATACGCCTCAAGCGCCTTGTGTTCAGAATATGAACGGCTTTGCAGGTGCAGGATGTGCGCGTTGGTTACTGAATGAAGTAGGCAAAGCACAAAGGCTTGCACTGTGTATTCGTCACTGGTCATGGCTTCCCCCTTGAATCCCGCTGCGTGTGCTGCTTGCCCCACTTGGATTGCTTTCTGTTTGGTCTGGAACGGCCCCTTGCTGCCCCAATACCATCCGTCTGGTTTCTTTACTACTGGCATCTTGCTTCTTTCTAAAGATACGCTCAAAGTTATTGGCGTAAGCATCGTGATCTGTTGGGCGCTGTGCGCTGCCTTTGCCACCATCACTCATGGTTACACCTTTGTAACTTCATCACTAACGTGATCTTTAGGTAGTTTAACGTCATGGAACGTATAAAGCCACACTTGTTTGCGGCCTTTGTTCTTTTCATTCTTTACTTGCTCACGGGTAACGTACCGTTGCTTACGGAAATAGCAAAGCGCCATAGATATTTGGCTTGCTTTTAAATCAGGCAGCGCGTTGTTTACGTCTGCCAGTGTCAGTGGTTGTTGTGCGGCTCTAAATACATCACGAACACGAATTGCGGCGTTTGCCATAAGACCCCCATTGATTGATGGGGCTAATAGTAGCAGAACTATTACTTGTGGTGTTGCACCAAGATGCACTCGTTTGCGTGTGTGATGCCCTTGGAATCTACATAGGATTCACCGCATCCAGCCATCCACTCAATGAACAGAACAGCCAACAAAGAACCAATGACAACTGCCAGTGTGATCTGGCCCAAGATTTCAAATGCTTTTTTCATGATTAATTCCTTTATAGAGCGTTATTGCTCTGGTATGTATTATAGCCACATTAAAAAGACGTTGCACATAGTCTTTTGCATAAATACAACAAAAAAAGCCCCCGATTAGGGGGGCTAAGGCTCCTGCAAAGGAACTCAGAACGGGATTTCATCTTCGTTGAACGGTTCAGGCTCTGGTGGCGCTGCTTTGGCTGGTGCTGCGCCTTCTGTGCGCGTACTCAGCATATCCATCTTTTCAGCCACAACTTTAGTCGAAAACTTTTCCACACCTTGTTTGTCGGTGTATTTTTCGGTCTTTAACTTGCCTTCCACATAGACCTTGGAGCCTTTTTTCAGGTATTCGCCAGCGATTTCAGCCAACTTGCCAAACATCACGATGTTGACCCATTCCGTGATTTCTTTCCAATCCCCGCTTGCTTTGTCTTTGTACTTTTCAGATATGGCGATGCTGAAATTGCACACCGCATTGCCGTTTGGCATGAAACGCATTTCAGGGTCGCGCCCTAAATTGCCGATTCCAATGAACTTGTTTACTGACATGATTTATTCTCCAAACATCTGTTGACCAACCTTAAGACCTTCATCGTTCAACTGGTAAAACCAAGCGTTGTCATGTTTTGTAACATTAACTATGCCTTTTGCCACCAAGTCATACATTGCAAGATTCTTTTTTGCATCTGCCACTAATTCAATCCATTCAGGTGCAAAATCCCAAAGCGTTTTTGCGTCTTCGTGATAAAGAGCCTTGATTAAATTTTTCGCTTCTTCTTTGCTCCATCCAGCATTGATTAAATAATTGATGCTTTCTTTGATTGGGTTTTCTTCCATGATTAACTTTCCAGTTTAGTGATTAGAGATTCGACCTCTGCCAAGAATTTCTCGACTTCGGCCTTCATTTCCGCAATGAGTTCCTCATCACGTTCTGCTCGCACAATCAGCAATTGATTGCGCTTTGGCAGTCTTGGGTCATAGGAAACGAAATCGCACCATTTGCGGCCCGTTACCCATAATTGACATTGGATTTGCTTGTAATACTCAGTTGGCACTTTGTTATCGAACAAGTATTGCAAGTGCGTGGTTGTGTTGGGACATTTGATTTCCACAAGGCCATCAGCACCCACTAAGCGGTCAGGCGATACGCCAAGCCACTTTACATCCTCACAAGGCCAAAACCCTGTCTTGTCCACAAATACGCCCTTGGCGGCTTCGTATTCAATAGCAGCAAACTGTTCCTGTTCTACGCCCCATTCCATAGCAGCGTTGCTAAAAGATTCAGCGCCTACGCCTGTTAAGCGTTCAGCAACAAGTTTGACCTTGTATTTGTAACGCCCAATAGCCTCTGCGTTGCCTTTTCCTTTGCTCATTACCTCAGCAATGTTGCTGGCAGTAACATGACCAAGGCGAATCTGCTTCCACAGGTCTGTGCCTTGTTCTACTGTGCGTGGGTCAAATATTGTGTCTGTCATGCTTCACCTCTTGCTCG